TATTTGCTTCTCTGCCTTCGGGGTGCGGGGGGTGGGGGTGCGGGCGGAGCCACATCGTCTATGGGGGGTGGCGGGGGGCAGGCTGGAGGTCCGGTAACGGTACTGAAAGTCCCTGTCATCCCTGGCACATCATATAACCTTGTTTATGGAGCGGCAGGGGTTGGGGGGGGTGTCGGACTTATCAATGGAGGAGATGGAGGTGCCTCATCGGCGTTCGGGTATTCTGCACCCGGAGGAGCTGGTGGTACTAGAGTTGGGTATTCAGGCACTGCCGGTCAGAATGGGTTTGGCACCGGCGGGGGCACCGGCGGAACGTATGGTGACGACGGAGGTCCGGGTGGTGCGGGGGCAAACGCAACCACCGGTACGCCCGGTGCAGGTGGTGGCGGTGGCGGGGGTGCGGCAGACGGAACGCCCGGCATTGGTGGCAACGGTGGTGCCGGGAATATTTATATTACGTATGTGTTACCGGTACCAACACTTGGGGTGGATCCCACAGCCGGATCTGCGCCGCTGGATGTCACATTCACCGGATCGGCTACTGGTAGTCCCACGGCTTACGATTGGGATTTCGGGGACGGGTCGGCCCATGTGTATACACAGAACACATCTCATACCTATGCGACGCCGGGACAACGAACATCCGCGCTCAAAGTTTCTAACGCATACGGATTTGCAATGGCATACCAAGTTATCACCGTGTACTGGCTGGCGTCGGCCCAAGGATATATTATCACTGCTGACGATCTCAGGAGGCCGTGATTATGGCATGGTACGATCCGATCACGACGATTATTAACCTGATCAGCAAAAAACCAACGCCTCCCCAATGGTATGCGGCACTTCAAGCGTATATCGATAAGATCGAGCTGATGTGCCTTGACCTTGTCGAGGTGTCAACCACTCATCGGGGTCTCGTGCCGAAACTTGATGGCAACGCAACTCATTTTCTGCGCTCTGACGGGACACAAGCGGTCCCCGCAGGTACTGGTATCGGGTTGGGTGGTGCATCCGGGGCAGTTGACGGAGCGATCCTACTCGCAGACGGGGAAAACACGGACACTATCAAAGGATCCGGGATCACAATTGAGACATCACTTACAGACGACGACACGAAATCTCCAACGAGTGGAGCGGTATATTCAGCCGTTGCAGCCGTGGCTACTGAAACAATACCGGTTACGCGAGGTGGCACGGGCTTAACAACCATCACTGCCGGCGATCTGCTTTATGGCGATGGTGCGAATTCGATCGGGAAATTGGCAGCTTCAGGAAATGGCAGCAAGGCGCTGGTAATGAACAGCGGAGCAACAACTCCGGAATACAAACATGCGGTCAGAACTCTGATCCTGTCCGGTGCCGGGGGATATCCTGCGACAACCTTACCAGATGCGGGTTTTCTGACTGTTGAGATGACGACCAACGATGTAGATGTTCGCGGTACGAAATTCGCTCATTCTGCCGCCGCCCTCTCATATCACGTGTGGGCAACCCCAATGCCAGAGAACTACAATGGCGGCACCATGACTGCCCAATTCTTTTGGACAACAAATACTGCTGGAGGAACAGGAAATATCCGGTGGCAGATCCAGATGTTGAGCCGGGCGGATGACGAGGCGCTTGATGCAGCATGGGGGACTGCGGTTGGCGTGACGGATACCATCCTTGCGGTCAATGACCAGCATATATCAACCGCCACTGCCGCAATCACACCGGCAGGCACACCGGCAGGCGGAGAAATGATGTATTTCCGAGTAGCCCGCGATTTCGCGAACGGCGACACTTCAACCGCAGACGCGATCCTGCTGGCGGTTCGGCTTGCATATACGACTGACAACTATTCGGATGAGTGATACGATGGCAGGACTGACAAAAACCGAAGATTCTACAACAATATCCGGGAAAACTATTGTAACGTGGGTATGCACCACAAAAACCACGACGGGGACCGATACATTCGTGGTGCCAGATGGAGTTTCAGAAGTAGATTACCTCGTTATTGCTGGTGGTGGGTCGGGGGCGTGTTGTCCGAACACAGCGGGTGGCGGTGGCGGCGCTGGTGGCAATCGCAGTGGTACGAGCCTGTCAGTATCCGGAAGCATATCGGTGAAAGTTGGTTCAGGTGGTTCTGGGGTTACTGCGTCGTCTGGCAGTTATGCGGGGAATAATGGTGACAATTCGTTTTTTGGGGACATTATAGCCCACGGTGGAGGATATGGTGGAAAATGGACTTCTAACGGAGGTAACGGAGGATGCGGCGCCGGAGGCGGGTATACTGGCTTAGGTGGAGATTCGGATTATTTATCTCCAAAAGAGGGGTATGATGGGGGTAATGGATTCCCTGATGGGGGGTCGGGCGCTGGCGGTGGCGGCGGTCATGGCGCTGTTGGCGCAAACGGTACCACCACTAATGGCGGGAAAGGCGGCGCCGGATCTGCATCGAGTATTACAGGATCGTCAGTTCTCCGTGGCGGCGGCGGCGGGGGCTCGATTTATACCGGAACTGCGGGGTCTGGCGGCACAGGCGGCGGCGGGGCGGGAGCATATAATGGCAACGCCACGGCAGGAACTGACAATCTCGGTGGAGGCGGTGGAGCCACTGGCGGCGAAACTGGAACGTCAATGACGTCTGGTCGCGGGGGGTCCGGTGTTGTAATCATCGTGTACGACAACACCCCTAGGGCCACCGGAAACAATTTTGGTGGTGTCTCATTCGGCAGCGCAAACATGATGGAGGTGTAACCATGATTGAATCTACAATTGAAAACGAACTCAACACCGTCGCATATTCGGCTGTTAAGCGGGCGGAATACCCCCCACTCCCGACGCCGGTATCCGACGCGGAACTGAAAGACGAACTCAAAAACCTGAAGGCCGGTAAGATCCCGCGACCGAAGACCAAGGCGGAATACGTCGCCCTGCTGGCATCGCTGGAAAAGCAGATCGCGGCGATCCGTGAGCAGAACGAGAAAGCGCAGGTGGATTACAACACTACCAAGGAAACCATCGACAAGACGTTTGAGGCGGCAATCCAGACCGCGAAAACCGATGAGGATAACCGGTGGGCGGCAGTCCGGGCATACCGCAACTCCCTGTTGACGGCCTGCGACTGGACCCAGATCCCGGACGTGCCGCTGGATGACGAACAGCGGAAAGCCTGGCAGACATACCGGCAGGCGCTCCGCGATATCCCGCAACAGCTTGGCGACGGCAAACCGGCCAGCCCCGATGACGTGGTGTGGCCGGACAAACCGGTGAGTCCCTGATGGCATACCAGATTTGGATATTCACGGCAGCGGGGGTCAAAACCGCGATCCTCGAAAATGCGTATGATATCCAGCGGAGCGTCAAGGCCAACCAGACCCCCACCCTCTCATTTTCCCTGCCGGCGGACGATGCCAAAGCCGATTATATCACGTCGGCTTACGAGGTCAAGGTCTACAACACCGTGAAGGCCCGGTGGGAAGGCCTCTATATCCTCGATGATGCGGAGGAACGGTGGGGCGGGTCCGGCAGCATCATCACGGCCAACTGGTCCGGGGTCATGGGTCAGCTCGTGCAGGAAGACAACATCACGTACGACACCACCGCCACACCGAAAACCCCGACCCAGATTATCACGGCCCTGCTTGCGCTGCAGGAAAACGCCACCCCGATCACGGTCGGCACCATCCAGCCCACCACCTCGTTCGCCTTCGCGGTCGAGAATGCCAACCTGCTCGCCGCCATCCTGAAATGTGCGGAGTATCTTGGCGGGTATATCGAGGTGGACGCAGACCGGGCGCTCAACTGGTACAATGAACCGAGCGGGGATCCCGTCCGGGAGATCCGGTACCGTAAGAACCTGCGGGGCGTTAGCCGCAAACGGGATTTTACCACGATCATCAACAAGATCTATGCGTACGGGTTCGGGGAAACGGAAGCGCAGGTGACGCTGGTTGATGCAGGGGAATCATACGAGTATATCGAAGACGGAACCAGCCAGACGGCGTACGGCGTGCGGATCAAGCGGATGACCGACAAGCGCATCACCCACCCGTCAACCCTGCTCCTGTGGGCTCAGCGTGTCCTTGCGCTCTACAAAGACCCGGTCTACTATTACGACGTGGACGTGGTCAACCTTGCCGAGCACCCGGATTTTACGTTTGACCTGGAAAATCTGGAAGTCGGGCAGATCGTCCGGGTGGTGAACTCGGACCTGAACGACCTGAATGTGAACGTCAAGATCGTGTCAGTCAGCACGCAGTTGGACCGGCCGGAGAACATCACGCTCGAGCTGGCCAACGCTACAAAGACGCTGGCGGATAGTATCGGATCGGTGCAGGTGAAAACCTCGCTGGCTGAGAACATGGCAGTCCAAATCGGGGCCGGGCAGGTCACGGTGATGGGTACGTTCACGGTCGATGGATGGCGCACGACCGGCACCACCACGATTGACGGCGGGAATATCACGGCGAATACGATCACCGCCGATGCCATCAAGACATCCACCCTTAATGCCAAGACGATCACGCTCGGGACTACC